GCTTTCATCTGATTATAACCCTTGATAATTCTTTCAGGATTTTCTTTCAAGAAATCAACCTCTTGTTTTAAAAAAGCTTCCATTAGAGCCTTATTAGCCACACCCTTGTTCTTAGTATAAATGGTAGAACATTTTGGATCATTTAGAGCTTTACGATAAGCGTTAGCCTTGCCCTTTTTCTCATCAAATGTATCAGTCGGATGACATATGCTAATACCAACAGACACAATCCTATAGATTCTTCCATAATTAGGGTTGCAGGTGTCCATATAAAAGTCTCCATCTACAAAACCTACTGTAAGATGACAACCATACTCCTCTTCTGGAGATCTACTTAAAGCACATGCTACAATTTTGTGTTCATTACCTTTGAAGTCTACAAACGAATCAATCAAATACTCAGTCACAATCTGTTTCATTTTCAATTAATTTATAACCATTTCTAATTAGATAATCTTCTGGAGCATATTCTAAATGAAAAAATCTATATAGAAAATACCCTTTTCTCTTTAGCCTTAAATCTTTCTTTTTAATAATTATAGGCTTATCAGAAGAATAATATTTTTCCTCTACTAAAGAGGTTCCTCCATTCCAAAATTTATATATAATACTACTATATATAAACTTATCATGAGTTCTTATAGCTACATTGTCCTTCTCGTAAATTCTTTGTAATGTTGTCATAAGATATTTTCAGAATTTTAGAGATAAACGGGTTTAGATGGATGTCATAATATGGATTCCAATCGCATTTTTTGTAATATTTTAATATGTCCCTGGATTCGGCTATAAATTCATATCTCTCAAGAGAGCTATCCTTTTTACATCCATCATCATTTAAATCTAAATCTCCTTCTAGAGAGATGCTACAGTGGTTACAGCTCTCATAAAGATCTTCAATAGAATTTTCTATTATTTCGTCCTCACTGTACACCACTAATCTAAATTTTATGTCATCAGATTCAAGTAGTTTCGCAATGACATAAGCTACATAGCAACATCCCCCCATAATTTATAGAATATTCTCTGTTTAAATATTTACAAAGATTATTCAGTTTGCGAACAATCAATTTTACTTGCGCAACTGAGTTGAGATTCAATTTCCTTCTTTGCCTTTTTAAGGTTATGACTTCATCTTTTCCAAATTTTCTATTGATAGCGTAACTGCAACACTTTTTAAGTGCTGTTTCTAAAGTATATCCATATCCTTCGGTCTTAAATTCCTTTCTTGGATTCTTTCCTCCTATATCATAAAGAAGTTCCAAGTCAAACCTAAGGGAGGAATCATTAACTGGGGTAAGTCTATAAAAAGATCCTTCAATTATCATTTTCACAAGTTTTAATTAGACTATCTAAATAGTCAGCTCTCTTCCTAACAGCATTAAGAAGCTCACATGCGGATTTTGAGCTTTCTATATCATCATATGTCTTATCGATAACACACATGTATCCATCACAATTCTCGTATCCATTCTCAAAAAAACTATGGATACATCCTTCACATCTTTCAGGTAAGGGATGTCCCATAGCAGAACATAGAATACATGTATTAATACTTCCAAATCCAGTTATATTTCTTAATACACTTAGACCAAATCCATCATCAGAGTCTATATTGTCAGCTACTTTCTCTATTTGCTCTAAAGTGATACTCCGATATTCATTAACTAGCTGTTTAGCAGCGTCTAAATTTTTTACTTGCATACATCTATTACTGTTAGATTATTATTACTAGGCTTATATCCGTAATCACAATATGAATTGGTTATCATAACACGATCAAAATTGTTGCACAACTTTACCAAGCCTTCGATATTTACAGCATGACAGACTATAATCTCGAATTTAGAGTCTGGATATTTCTCTTTAAGTGTTTCCGCCGCTATATTAGCAGAATTAATTGTTCCGGATATGCCTAATGACAGTTAACCTCTTTTTCAACTGAAAACTCCTTAATTTTACCAGTCTCCAAATCTCTTACTTTATTGAATACAATATATTCCCAACTATTAGAAATAGTTCCGTATCTTTGGTAAGCTCCAGCATCTGGAAATACAATATTAGATTGAATATTTAGATGTGATTCAAAGTTAAACTTTTGAGGATAACATCTAGTTCCTAACAATTTCTTGGCTCTCTCTGAATGAGGTTCTAAGATCATAACATAACGATAGTTCATGGTATTTAAGATACTACAAACCACTTTTAGAGAAAATGGGCGGCCAAAGTCCATTACTCTATCCATACGCATAGACATTAGATAGGTAATATACAAGTTCCACTCAATTTCTTGTCTATCAAGAATGTCCCCGACCTGAGTTAGAATAAATAACTCTTCGGCAGAGGTGATTCTACATATAACCTTTACTGAATCTTTCCTATCAAATTCGTCAGGAAAACTTATCTGAGGTTCTCCGTCGGGAAATCTAGTGAGATTATACTTAATCTCACTCTTGCCCAAGTTAATTAAGTTTAATAATTTCATCTACAACGTATTTTAAAATTTCATAACTCTCCTCTAAACCAGCTCTATCATCTAATAAGATGTTATAGTATGGCTTATCAGACCTTGAAAATATAGAACTCTTCAAACTTATACCAGTCTTTAAAAGATCCTCACATAAATCTACTTTATTTTGAAGACATGTTTCATCCTCTTCACAAGTAAAAAGTACAAGTTCAAATCCAAGCTTCGCGCACTTCTTCAACAAGTTTATTACTTCCGAATAATTCCCACCTTTATGATAGTAATCATAAATAGTATTATCATAATCAAAAGCGACTATTAGCTTTCCGTATCTTCTATATTCTTCTAATAGCCGCTTCTTGCAAGCCTCTTTTCCGAATGGATGATTAAAACTTTCCATAAAGCCCCTTGTCAACTCTCTGCCTAATTTCCTTAAGAGTATATTCTTTTTTGAGAATGCCATTCTCGAACACAGTCTCTAGACAACCTTCATCCTCTACTTCCGGAGTTACCTGGTCTTTAGCATAGTAGATCCCATTAACATCTTGATACACTGCAATCAGGCCTTTCAAAGAGTTCTTGGTTCCATCATCAGTTTTAGGATGCTTAAATATTTCCTTCAATTCTCCATTGACTACACAAGCAGTGGCTTTAACTGCGACATAAAAGCTCTTACTTTATCCCACTTTCTAGTCATATAGTCACAGTTATCTATGTACATATATAACTTTTCAAGGTCTTTCCTTGAAACAATTTCTGCTTTTACATAACCTTTACTACTGGTTCCAATATTAAACCTTATTCCATATAATTCCTCTATTTTAGAGAATAGTTCTATAAACCTATCTTTCCAATTTGGATGTACTTCTATTCTTAGTGCAATAGAACCATGATTAGTTTCGGTTTGATTGTGAACCCATATAGACCCATCACCGTCTATTAACCCTATTAAAAAATAGATTAATAAATCTTTAGTATAGAATATATCCAATTTTGGAGGATTATACGTCTTTGGATTAATATACTCTAAAATAGAGTACCATTTTTCTTGAAATTTTTTATCTTGAATACGTAAATCAACAAACTCAGAACTTTCTTTAGAAAATCCTC